CCGCCGTACAGCGTTCCTGCAGGCACGTCTGGGCCTCAAGGAAATGCTTCTGGTCACGGTATGTCTTATCGATGAACTTGCACGCGTACCGGACCACATCAGGGAACAGGCCGAGCGGCGTGAGAAACCATCCGGCAAACTCACCGATCGGCGAGTTGTGGAGTTTCAAACGGTGGCCGGTGATCTTGAGTATTCTCTCACCCTTCGGCAAGAGTGTGCACCGATCGCACAACACGGCGGAGTCGTCACCCTTAAAGAGTGCGAGTCGCATGTTCTTATACTCAAAGATGGAATGGCAGAGCGCCATGTTACTGAGCGTGTTCTCGCAGATAGTGAACGGATTGCCGGAGAACTGCTTCTCAGTACCACGCAGGGTTGTCGTACCTGCGTCGTGGCGGTAGACCATCGACCAGTCCTTACGGAAGCTCGAGTAGAACGCGACGACATCAGCCGGCGCGCCCATCATCTCAAGGAGCTTCGCAGTAAGCGCCGCGAACGGAGACCGGAACGATGCGTCCCACTCGGAGAAGTCGTTGCACGACCAGTTGTTATAGTGGCCGCGGCTCACGAGCTGCTCGCTGAGTCTTGCAACGAACTCGTCGTTGATACCGGCTTCGCTGTCGTGCGTGGCAAGCATGATGTTGCGTCCGGTAACCAGCAAAATGTTGCGGATTTTGTCCAACATAGCGCGTGCGAACACGGCGTAAGTCAGATTAATACGTTTGCTGGTGGCGGCGACGCCTTGCCCGACCTTATCGGAAGTATCGAAGCCGGGGGTGGGGTCGAACTTGGTCTGCCGTTTGTTGAAGAAGTTGAGAACTTCCTTGTTCTCATCGAACTCTTCCTTCAGATCAGAAACGGCGCCGGGGTTCGCGGTGGCCTTCTTCTGCAAGGCGTCAAGGTATTGCCTCGATCGTTCCTGGAGGAACTCGAAGGAGCAGCGCATATCACTTCGAAGACGATTGTAAGACGCGGCTTTGCCGTATAAGGCAAGGCACAGTCCGTTCATCAGTTCAGTTGACGTGAACTCGAAGTTGGCTGCAGTCATCTTGACGGCGTATTTTTTCGAATAACGCTTGCAGAGAGTCTGGCAGGCCTCGAGCTTAGAGCTGGAGACCTGGTGTTTCGCGAGACGCACGGACGTCAAGCGATACCCGCTAGTTGTTTCATCGACATCGAGCAGAGCGTCCTGGGACGTCTTCAGCCTGCCAGATTCGACGGCGGGTACTTCTTTCGGCGTTATCGACAACGCCTCGGAGTTCGGATCGTTAACCGGCGTAAGCGCGGATTGCAAGGTGGTAATTGCAACCTCCGCGCCAACCGGCTGTGCGACAACTCCGGGAGCAACGGTGACAGGGAGCGCCGTGTCGTCAGCCTGCTTGATGAAGTGACTCAAGTAGACTCCGTTGATCTCTTCATACAGCGAGTACACGCTACCACTTATAGTGTAGTACTTGCTGATGACGTCAGTCTCGCCCGCAACAACGATCTGGTGCGTGGCGCGACTCACCGCTGTGTAGATGTACTGGGAGCGGTTAACTAGTTGCGACAACACGCTGGCGCTGTCGATGTAAAATACGACAGTGTGGTCGCGCGACCCGGTGTAGGTCGTGATGGTATGGGCATTCAGCCCGGCGTCGCGCAGGGACGAAGCGGTGGCGTTGTTGAACGCTATAACGGGGATCTTAGAGTCCTTGAACTCCTTGATATCACCCTTAAACCACTTGAAGCCCTGCTGGACGTCAGAGGAGCTGCGAATG